AGATACTGAGCGACCAAGAGCAGTTTGTAGATCAGATAAGAAATCTGCTATCTTGAATCCAGTCATACCAATCAGTTTGACATGTGGTAGCATTTCGTTACTCGATGAAAGATAGGGACGCCGGTCTAAACCCAGACCGGCGTCCCTTTGGTACTCCTGAATCAGCGATCAACACCTTGTTGAGCTTGAACCTCGCTATCAGCGGCAGCTTCCGCTGATGGTTTTGGCGGATTCTTGAATTGCTCAACCTTAGCCAGAAGCTCGTCTTGGTCAGGAATATTACTGAAAGGGGTTGAACAAGTGGTAATGGTGGGGACGTGCCATGTACCTTTCTTGTTAGAAGCCAACCTAACTTTCAGTGTAGCAGCCTTACCAATCAAGCCTCGGAAATTCACTGCCTCCCTTCGAGATGAAGGAGAATTGAGAAACAGTGTTACATAGCTGTCGACGCCGACAGGAGGGTTAGCCAAGTATAGAAGGAACTCAATACCATACACACTTCCACTTACGCCACCTTCATCAGCAACGGCCTTGATCTTCTCAAACGTTGCGTCCTTCGGATTGTAACTAACAATTGGTGGCTCATCCCCATTGAATTGCATAGCTTTGAAAGACCAAGCTAACGGGATGCAATTCACGTCCTTACCCAAATCAATGATCTCATCAGCTGATTTGGGGAAACCGAAACGTCCCTGCGGGATCTGTTCTTTCTTGACAGCATTGCTGTTGCTGCCATAGAGTTGAATACGAGAAATGTAGTTACCTGTCTTAACTACAAGATCCCAAGATTCCTGCATCTCAGCAGGCAATTGCTCAGTTTGCGGAAGCTGTACAATCAATTCGTCTGACATAATTTATCTTTCTAATTAGTTTTCGATCTGACTTTTGAAATTTACTGAGCTTCTTTAACCAAACCGTGCTCGGCATCGAAAGCCGCCAAAGTTTCCTTAACCTCAGCCTCAGTCTTACCAGCCTTAACGAGTTCGGTTTCCAACTTAATCCGTGCCGAACGAACCTCAGCGTCCTTCGCACGTCGCTCAAGACGATCAGCCTTGGCCTTTTCCTTCTTCTCGTTGATCGCAGCTTGCTTCGATTCCCACTGGCGACGACCCTCGGCCACGCTCATCGGGTCCAGGTGCAACGACCACTTAACACCCAGAGTAAAAGCCTCAACCGGATCAGTAATACCTTCCTGATTAACCAGCAGCTGAGCGATAGCGGGCTTGTCAACTTCAGCCTTAGCTTCCGCCAACTTCTGGAACCGAGGAATCGGAACGAAATCAGCCGGAGAAGCCGCGCGACCTTCACGGCGAGCCTTGTCCAATTCCTTCTTGCGTTCGCCCATCTTCGGAACGAACTCGCTAGGTGTCTCAGTCATAGCCTGGTCGATGAAGTTGGTCTGTTCTTCGACAGGCAGCTTAGCAAGAGCGTAAGCATTGCTGAGATTGATCTTGCCGTCGTCAACCAACTCGGCAACCTTCTTGTCCAGATTCAGCAAACCGAGTCGCTGGCTAATCCAAGCAGACGACTTATTCAGTTGCGAAGCCAGAACAGATACAGTCAAGAGCGGGTCCAGAGCAAGAATCTTCTGGAGATGCTTTGAGTACTCAACCGGCTTCGTTTCAATCCGATGAATGTTACCGACAATCTGCTTACGCAGCAGAGCGGCTTCATTCTCATTGGAAATAACGTTAGCGGGGATGGTCTCAAGGCCACAATCAAGTACGGCGTTAAAACGTTGAACGCCATCAACCAACTCGTAATACTGTTCGCCGGTGCCAGCGTCTGCTCGTACACAGACAACAATCGGATTCATAAGACCATCAGTCTTAATCGAACCGACCAGCTCGACATATGCTTCTGATTCGCGTTGAGCACCACGAAGTGCTTGCTTCGATTCGCGGACCATAGATACGGCGATTTCCTGAACACCCTGAGCCAATACTTCGGACATACGAAACCTCACATGTGAGTAAACAGAAACGAATCAACAATTTTAATCGAATCAGTTTTCGATTCGATTAATAACGGGATGCCCTTACACCATACTATACACCAAAGCAAATAAAAATAAAAATAAACCGTGAAAATTTTTGCAATATATGAACGCGCGCGAGAGCTAACTGACAACGTGAAAATTCCCTATCCCCCTATACGCTCCCTTTTCTATTCTCCCCTTTTCGTCACATTAATTTTTTTATTTGGTTGTTAGTTAGTTAGTAATTTTACCTATTTGGTGTATAGTATTATGGAGAGACATTTATTAATCGAATCAAAACTGATTTGATTAATTTTATTTGATTTATGGGAGGGACAATGAATCAACCGACTCGCACCCAGGCAATCAGTAGTTTCCTGCTTGCCAAGACGCACAAGGATCTTGCTACTTTGTACAATCCAAATATGGAGGTACAAGTGAATGTGGCTCAGGACGGAGGCGAACGTGTAGAATCCACTTTCCAGGGTAGACAGTGGCACGGCTGGTCTGATGGTTTGCAAACGTGGAAATCTTTTCGTATACCTTATAAAGCTAATTCTAATCCGGAATACACCGATAAGCCGATGTCTTTCGATTTAACAGCCCATGTCGAAGGTATCGGCATGACTGGTTGGGACTGGGTTAATCGGTGCTCACGATGGGTAGCTTTCGATTTCGATGCTATCGTCGGTCATAGTGATCGACATGGTAAGAAACTATCAGATGTTGATTTGAAAACCGTTCAGCAAAAAGTTAAAGACATTCCGTGGGTGACAATCAGATACTCGACATCCGGTTCCGGACTTCATTTGTACGTGTTTCTCGATGCCGTACCCACCGCGAACCATAACGAACATGCAGCACTTGCACGCTCGATTATAGGCGTGCTTTCAGCAATCACATCATATGATTTGAAATCTAAAGTTGACATTTGCGGTGGCAACATGTGGGTCTGGCATCGTAAGATGCAAGGTACCTGCGGGCTTGAATTAGTTAAGCAAGGTGGTGTACTAACTGATTTACCATTAAATTGGAAAGATCATGTTAAGGTAGTAACTGGTACGCGTAATAAGATACTGCCGAAGTTCGCTGCTGAGTCTGATGATATCGAAACAATGTTCGAGGAGCTTTCAAGCCAACGAACTAAGATTCCATTAGATGATGAGCATCGTAAGTTAATTGATTACCTTCAAGAAAAGGGGTTCGTTTGGTGGTGGGATGCTGACCATCACATGCTTGTTACACATTCGTTTGCCCTTAAGAAGGCTCATCAAGATTTAGGCTTACGCGGTATCTATGATACAATGTCTCAAGGTACTGAACTACATGAGCAAAATTGTTTCAGTGGTGATACTGAAGTAATTACAAAGGACGGTGTTTTTACTTTAAAAGAGTTGGAAGGCACTGAGCCAGAATTGTATGTTAAAACAGATTCTGGCTTTGAATGGGTAAAAAGCAAAGTGTTATGCTTTGGGGAACAACACACTTTTCCAATTACTTTCGGTGACGGGCATACTGTAAGGACTACATATAATCACGAGTGGCTTGTAAATCAAAATAAAAAAATTGTTAGAAAATTTACTTATGAGTTAGTTGAAGGCAAAACAGAGTTGGTGTATGCAAATTATAACCTGCCTGAAATAGATTATGAGGGATATGCTCATGGTTTTGTATACGGCGATGGTTGGGATTATTTCGATAAAAAAGGCAATCATACTTGTCAAGTAGCGCTTTTTAAGCACGATAATGATTTATTAAATTTACTAACAAGGTATGGTGATTATGCCAATTGGAAATTAAATGGGAAGCAAACAAATTTTATTGTTAAATTACCAAATCATTGGAAGACACTACCTAAGTCACCTTCAAAAGAATATGCTTTAGGTTTTATTCTTGGCTTAATCAGTGCTGATGGTCATGTAGCTAAGAAAAGTGCAGGTGTAAAAATATTTCAATCTGATTTTATTGCTTTAGACAAAATTAGAAAACTTGCTATTTTTGCTGGATTAAAATGTAATCCAATCAGATTATACACTAACAGTGATAATTTTAATAGGGGGACTTTTGCAAATTCAAAAGATGGTTGGGCTTTTTCTATAAATACATCTAATTTAACATCGTCGTATTTTATAAGAAGTGATCAGAGAAAATCTTTTATCACAAGACGAACATCTAAATCAATTACTGTAGCTAAAATGGATCTTTTGAATCTAAAAAAAGAGAAGGTATATTGTGCAGTAGTACCTAAATACCATAATTTTACTTTGTCAAATTGGGTTGTCACTGGCAATTGTTTTTGTGCGCCACTGCGTCGTGGAGCATGGTCAGTAAGACGCTTTACACCAGGCGTACAGGAAGCAAATACTTGGACAACTGATTCATCTGGTTGGACACAATGTTACTTCAATCAATCTCCTGATCTACGGACAGTTGCGAGAGCATTTGGAGGCGTCGAGGATACCGACGGTGCCTATGTATTTAGGGAAGCTGAGGTTGCTAATCAGGCCACAAGTCTCTTAGGTGCTACATTGGAGTTACCTAACTGGCTGATGTCTGGTCGTGAAACTAAGCTCAAGCAACATAAAGATGGTAGGATCATCGTCGAAATCAAGCACGAAGCCAGTGATATCGCGACACCGATAATGTCACAGTGGTTGATTAAGAAAGGTGCTTGGTTACGCATTTACAATATCAAAAATAGTGACGTGGGCGAACCAGAAACAGGTAACTATGATGATCTCGTTAGGCATCTCGTAACGGAATCTGGTGAAGATGCTGGTTGGGTAATTAAGAATGAAGGTAATTGGATTAGTGAACCTTATGTCCATGTAAAAATATTTTTACAGGGACTGGGTATCGTTCAGAAAGAAACTACTCAGATACTTGGTTCATGTATTAATAAATGTTGGAGACTAGTTAATCGACCATTCCAAGATGAGTATATCGGTGATAGGCAGTGGAATCGAACTGCTGCTCAATTACGTTTCACTCCATCTGATCCAACTGGTCGTTTGTACTATCCGACATGGTTGTTAATTCTTAACCACGTTGGTCAAAGTCTCGATCCAATTATTAAACAGAATCCTTGGGCGAAAATGAATCATGTACTTACGGGTGCAGACTATCTTAAGTGCTGGTTATCGTCGATGTTCAAGGAACCAACGGAGCCATTACCTTATTTGTTCTTGTACGGGCCACAAGCTAGTGGCAAGTCAATCTTCCATGAGGCGATTGAGTTGCTAGTAACTGGTGGTGTCGTTCGTGCGGACGCGGCATTAATTAATCAATCTGGTTTCAATGCTGAGATTGAGAATGGTGTATTATGCGTTGTTGAAGAAACCGATATGCAAAAGAACAAAGTTGCTTACAATCGTATTAAGGACTTTGTCACTAGCAGAAAAGTATCTATACATCGTAAGGGTCAGACACCGTATTCAATCACGAATACAAGTCACTGGCTTCAATGTAGTAATGATATGAATGCTTGTCCTGTGTTTCCAGGTGATAGCCGTATCACAATGTTATATGTACCTGAATTAAAGAATCATATTCCAAAGAAAGAATTGATTCCTCGTTTAGAAAAGGAGGCACCTGATTTCCTTAGTGTATTACTTAACCTCGAATTACCATATTCTCACGACCGTTTGAATATCCCAGTAATCGAGACTGAGGATAAGAAATCTGCTCAGGCTGCGAATCGTTCGTTACTTGAAGAATGGCTTGATGATTGTTGTCACTATTCCCCAGGTTGCTGGATTAAGTATGCTGATCTTTACGCTGCTTTCAAAGAATGGGCAGATCCGAACTATCATTTTGAATGGTCGATGGTAAGATTTGGAAAGGAGTTACCGAAACATAAGTTTCCTAAAGGTAGGAATCCGAAGGATGCACAATGGTATATCGGTAATATATCTTTCGAGGCTGAACCCGATACTGGCAAGATTTATAAGTTAGATGGTGACAAGTTAGTCTTAACGGAGAAATAATATGAAACTGTTTGAGAAATTAAAGATGCTTGCTAGTATTGCAAAAAAGCAAGATTGTAAAAAACTATATTTCAGATTTGACTCACTTGGTAATTGGTATGTTATACCGACAACAAAAGTCACAGTTGATGGACAATCTGGTACAATTGAAATTGAAGCAGAGATTCCTTTTAACATAGTGAATATTACTAGAGTGTCACTTTATTACTGCGGAGAAGAACTGTATACTGGGATGAAATCATTTAGCCTTAATGTAGGTGATTTATTTCATTTAACTTTCTCATTTCCTATTAGAGGTTCAATATGAACGAGTACTTTGATTACGAAAGCTGTGAACAGATTTTCGACACTATCACGCAATTCTATGATTGCATCTTAAAGAAACCTATCGGGCATTATACAGTTGGTGCCCGCGTTAGTTCTATTACAATCGATTTCGAGAAATTAATTGCTGAGTTTTATGAAAGTGAATGTGCTGAACAACCAACTGTTGTGTTCGATTTCACGCTCAATTTTAAGGCTCAAAAATGTTAATTGCTTTAGGTCATCGGCGGTACGTTGGTAAGGATACAGCTGCTCGGTTCATTACAAACCATGTACGCTTGGAGCACCGTGGCTTACAGTGTCAGAAGATCAGTTTCGCAACAGAACTAAAGTCGATGTGTTATCATCTTTTTAAACAGTATGGTTTGCTACCTGCTGTTTACTATGAACAGCACCCAGCTGAAAAAGATGTTAAGATACCGACTATAGGGATGTCTCCGAGAGAGATTTGGATTAAAGTTGGTAACGATATTCGTGCTATCCAACCTAATACTTGGATTGATCTTACACTAAATAGTGCCACGGCTCCAGTGACAATTATCGCAGACTTGCGGTATCTAGATGAAGCTAAGACTATTAAGGAACGTGGCGGTATTTTAGTTAAGATCGAACGACCTGATATACCGGAAAGCGATGATATCGCTGACAACAACCTTAAGGATTTCGATGGTTGGGATTACACCATTATCAATACTAGTATAGCTGAATTACATAACCAGATTATAGCTATCGTCGATAAGGTGTTATCATGACCGAAGAATCCGAAAAATTATTGCGTCTATTTCAAGAGATGGATGATACACCAGTAGTTAGGGAAACTTATAAAAGAGGGCCTCTTAACTACACAGGCTCGAAAAGAGACACGCTGGATGAGATCATCAAGTTACTACCGTATCGTAATACTTGGGTTGATGTTTTTGGCGGCTCTGGCATTGTTACTCTTGCTAGAAAACCAAGTAAGTTAGAGGTATTTAATGACAGGCATAGTAGCATATGTGATTTCTTTAGGGCCTGTCAATCTAGGCCAAACGAACTCATTGCTGCAATTGAACTCATGCCGCACTCAAGAGAACTGTTCATACGAGCTAAAACTGAAACCAGTGATGATGTCGTCACAAGAGGAGCCTATTGGTACTACCTCGTCCAAAGTTCCTTCGCAGGTCGAGGGCAATATTTCGGTAGAGTAGTGAAAGGCAAGAACACGATTCTTGCTAAGCTCTATAAGAACTTAGAACTACTTCCCTGGGTTCACCAGAGATTTAAGCAAGTTACAGTTGAAAATCTCGACTGGGAACAATGCTTTACTGATTATGATTCTTACGATACTGTATTCTATTGTGATCCACCTTACATCGGAGGTAATGTATATGAGTTCAATATGTCGTTGGACGAACACAAAAGATTATGCGAAAAAATTTCTGAACTCAAGGGTTTTGTTGCCCTTAGTGGTTTCGATAATGATGTATATAATAGCTTTCATTGGGATGGTAAGCACGCATTTGATATTAAAAATCGTGTCTCTACTGTAGCGTATAATTCTGATGAGCGTAACAGATCCAGGATTGAATGTCTTTGGATAAAGGAAGCTGGTCACCACTTAGATTAAGGTAAATTAATGGACCATTTAAATAGTAATTTGTTATGTGTCGTTGACGTGGAGACTACGGGACCTGTACCCAGGTTTCATGATATCATTGAAATCTGTGTACTACCTTTAGATAACGACTTGAAGCCGCACAAGTTCATCCTACCATTTTGTATGAATCTCGTTCCTATGCGCAAAGAGAATATCGACCACGAAGCTCTGCGTATACAACGTAAGGATTTGGATTCATTACAGAAGCACAAAATTTGTTGGCAGCGTGACAGGTTAATCGATCTAACTCTTAAAGGTTGTGAGCCTGGTCGTGCAGCGGATTTATTTGTTGAATGGTTTGAAAAGCTAAAGCTACCGGCTTTTAAACGTATTATGCCGGTAGCTCACAATTGGGTTTTCGATCGTGATTTCATTATCGACTGGCTAGGGCCACAGACTTTCGATATGTGTTTTGATCCTCGGTACCGAGACACTATGTGTATGAGTTTGTATGATAATGACATCGCTGGATGGCATATTACAGACTATCCTTATCCGAAAAATAATCTAGCTTACGTTGCTCAGTGTCTGGGTGTGCCTCATGATCATGCACACACTGCACTTGATGACTGCGTTACTACGGCTGAGGTTTTCAGATTAATGATTAAGAATGCTATTCGTATTGGTGGAGTTAATAAGCTGCCTGAACAGGTCGTAGAACCCACTACTACGGACTCTCCAACTCCAGGCCGAGATGCAATCTGACATATTCTCTGACAGTGCTTCGTAGTTGTAGCAAGCATTCCAAATTAGATGCTCGAACAAGTCTGGGTGTCTACTACTCAATAAGTAGCCATTAAACCCATGCTCAATAAGTTCTGGCATATTACCTACAGGTGTGCTTATTACTACACAGCCACAGTGAGCAGCTTCGAGGGCCGGTGTTGGTGTGCCTTCATACTCGCTTAAGCAAATGTACACTTTATATTGGTTATACAGTTTCCTCATATCGGCGTAGTTAAGTTTCGGGCTAAAGGAATTTGCTACATGCGTAACTACTAACTTCGATTGCTGAGCAATCTCAACGCCCTTTAAAACTCGAAAATGCTCTGATGAGCACAACAAGGCCAGGTCTTTACGATCTGGCCTTTTTTCGTTGAAAAATAGTTCATCATCTATACCTTGTGGTAGATAAGCACAATTCGATGTGTCGTGATCTTTGCTCCAATACTTATACGATAACCAGTTATTAAAGATAATATAGTCAGTGTACTTTGCAGCTTTAGTGAACTCATCAATACAATGCGGTAGCTGAATATAAGTTCCTAAGACTGCTTTAACGCCATATAATTTACATTGTGGTGCGAACCTCTCGGCTCTTGGGAAAGGTAAGATATATACTAAATCATACTCATGTATATTTGGAGGTAAGCGGTTACTGTGAGTGATCCTTATATCAGGTGGTGCATATTTGGCTAGTGCCATAGCGACACTATAATAGGCCCAACCTTTAACATCATATACTACGTGGATCTTCATTTTATATTTCCTCTAAGACCGAGCCATCCAAGGTGAACCAGAATGCAATTTTCCAATAACTTCAATCGTTGCGTGATCTGGGCATAAACGATATAGTGAATAATGACCAATCTCTACAATATGCGATGTCCAACAACCGCAAATCTCACATTTTGATTGTGTATTACTTGAATCCCATTCTCTCCATGTATTATCGATCTCATAAACTGCATAACAAGCCCATGCTTCTTCAGCAGTATCGTGCCCACAGGTATGGTACTTTACTCTATTGGCTTCACATTTTGCTACATATTCCTCCCAATCAGGAAGATTATATTTGTTATCTAGCGATGGAAAACCAGCACAGTAACCAGTAGCTATACCATTGCAAGTGAAATCCCATTTCCCATCTAAACGTTTTTTACTTTCAAAGTATCTCATCATTAACCTCAGAATCGAAATCAATATCAAGAGCTAGGTCGTGGTACACGGGTTTAATACACTCATGCCTTGGTTCCAATGTTGGTCGTACTATGAATCGCTTTCCACAGGACTTACACTCTTTTCCAACTTTTCCTGATACATCAGATTGGAACAGTATGTATTCGGCCATTCAAAAGTTCCCTTCGTACCTATGAAAGACAAACCTAGTTTCTGCTCTGCCTTCTTAACGAAATCTCGTTTCCTAAATTGCTTATACTCTGGTGTAGGTCGTGGCCTCTCATGCCTAATACTTACGTTCTTCGCCACACCAACACGCCATTTACGAGATTTGCTTAGACTATAAAAGAAGTTAATATGTTCGTGAATTTCAAGATCCTCGTCCCATTGATAATCAGCAAACACTTCTTTACGAAACATGCAAAAGTTATCGGTATAATCACATATAGCGTACTCTTGACCAAAACGATTTTTACGAATAATGTTAGCCGGTATCTGACCTAATGTGAAACGGTATTCATCGAAATTGTAAGCAGTGTGACAACCATTTACTGCCCCACCTATCATACCTAATTCTTTATCTTCCTGTAAGATTTGTAAAAGTATTCTTACATTCGTTTCTTCTGTGAAAACGAAGTCATCCTCAAGAATCATTAGATAAGGTGTAGTAACTTGTCTTATTGCATGGTTTCTACCCCAACTCAAATTACCTCTAGTATCTACAGTTACTACCCTTACATCTGGGTAGAAACGTTGTATGCTTCCAAGTAACTTGGCTAACGCATCAGGCCGTTTGAATGTCGTTACACAGAATGTTACTAAGCTCTTCAAAGGCGTTCCCCATTTGTCTTGTGGACAAGATTGATCCGCCCAAGCTAGTTTGTTCAAATAAATCATCTGGTCATTGATGTTGCAACCACATCGTTTATCTGCACAAGCAATACCAGTGAAGTAATCACATTTTTGGCAAATACTAAACCGGTAATCAATCTCTTGTTGATTACAGGTAGGGTTGCCACGTAGTAGGTGACCAATAGCTGCTACTGTGAAGTTAGCGGCTTTAAGCAATACGTTTGGTCCATTAGTATTTTGATTTGCCATAACGAAACTCTCCAATAGTTGGATACAAAGTTATAGGATCTTCGAACTCATCACATTGCATTATATCAAGAAACTGTTTGTGTTCAGGGTGACGACTATCACAAATGTTCATACTATTATACATTTCATTAGTGTGCCATACCTGTATGATTCTAGCCATATGAGCAACGTCGAAACCATAGTCTCTAGTCATTCTAATGAAACCGGGTATATCTTTGTAATTCGCTGCCTGAACGACGAAGTTCAATTGTACTCGATATACAATATTGTCTTCTCGTAATTTCTTAACAAATTCTAAAGCTTTCGTTACCTGTTCCCATTTACCAGGCCATCTAACTTTTTCATATGTCTCTTTACAACAAGCATCAATACTTATATTAAGTCTTTTTATATTTTGTAAAGTACCCCATTTGACAGGTATCAATAAGCCGTTAGTGAATAATTCAATATCTAACTGTGGATATTCTCCTGCCCAACTAAGTATTTCTAATGATGATCTACTCATTAGTGGATCACCAGAGGACATTAGTGTTAGTTCAGTAGCTGTTGGGAGGAACTCTCTACATATTTCATATATTTTCTGATCACGTTTATCCTGATAAGGTAAATGCCCATCGACTTTCGATCTGCAACTAGGGCACGCTAGTTGGCAATGTCTATCATGCTCGAGCCATATACGCTTTGGTGGTAACTCCATTACTGGCTTCATCCAAGGTTCAATAGTTCCCTCAAGATGACCAGCAATTATTTTGCTGCATGGAGCACAGTATGTCTTGAAATCACCATTCAATATGGCTTGCCTCAATCCTTGATAAATAGGGTGGTTCCATATCTCCCACGGCCCTAAATCCAATTCTGGAGTAAATGCATCCCACTTACCTATTACTCCAGCCGGTGTCAACCATGCCGGACAACAAGTTGTATAGACAGATACATTGGCTCTGAACTCTTGAAACGGATTCCAGCATGTCATAACATGGCACCTTTCATTAGAGCACTTCGCCACTAGTAGGACAAACTACCATTAGATCCGGTTTAAGAGCCTTAATATCTTTAGCTTGTTGTGGGCAACTCTCAACGAAGATTTTCGTTTTTATGTTTGCTGCTTTATATTTCGCTGGAAACAAGTATTCATTTCTTGTCTGTGACATCGTTAATGATTTGACTTGAACACCATATCTTCGTAACCAAGCTAGTGTTCGCTCACGCAATCGTTCTGGTCTACCAGTTATAATCGGTATCGGTTTATTACGTGGTAAGTACTTCGGTTTAATATTATCCATACCAGCTTCGAAAGCCTTCTCATCATTTAAGAAAGAATCTTGGCAGATAACACCATCCATATCATAAGATAAGTTATCATTATAATGACTGTTGAAGAAGTTCCATTCTAGGAAATGTGGCGTAGCTAACTGACTTACAAAATAGTTGACTCGGTCCTCGTTACCGGGTGTGACGTAAACAGCTGCCGTATAATAACTAATATCTTGCTTATCGTAAATCTGTTTAACAGCAGCCATCGTCTGGTAAGTCGTTACTGTGTCATCAACAATTAGCGTCTTACCTTTTACCTCAATATGATTTCTAAGTCTGAAGCCAGAGCCGCAACGAACAGTAGTCTCATCAAATATGTCAAGACTGTAAAGTGGCAAATGTAAGTAACTAGCTATCTGCGATCCGACAACTAAACCGGAGCGTGCCACACCAGTTACAGAAGTGATATCTTCGGGGAGCAAAGAAACTAATGATAATATGTCTTTTGATAATTGAGCAGTTGTTACCCAACAAGGCTTGATGCGATCCCATTTGTATTCTGGACAATGTTGATCTGCCCAAGCCAATTTATTAAGGAACTTAACCTCGCCATTCACATTGCAACCACATGCTTCATGTGAACAGTGTGTACCAGTGAATAAGTTGCATTGCATACAAATATCTAATCTACTTTGTACTTGAGCATCAGTACAAGTAGGCATACCATTTATCCAGTGCTTATAGATTGCATGTGTGAAGTTCCAAAGTCTCTTTGGTAACGTCGGTAGACCAGGACAGTAACGCTCACCACAGACGCAAAGAATCTTTCGTTCAGTACCTTTGATCTTATAACTTTTACGACACTTAGGGCACATCCAGATCTGCATAGCTAACCTTCAATGTTGGTGGGTCCGAGTGATCTGCACATAATCCAGATATTAAAGCCGGGTTATAAATGTGCATTGACGGTATATCTTCATTAATCCAATTAAAAATATTCGGTGGAGTTTGTCCGTACCACTTCTCCCACATATGGTAACCAAAAGGCCCATAATATAAGTATCTGGCATAAAGATAAGTAATGAAGTGCCATTCATTCTGGTCTGTCAACATATTATAATCATAGTATAGCATACTTTGAAAATATAATACAATAGTCTGACTTGTTGGATTACATAATATGTTATTGAAATCCGCCGTTTCCCAGTAATTACCTAGCCACGTTGCATAGTATATTCCGATCAAGTCTGAACAGGCTTGCGTATGTCCATAGGTACAATCTGTGAACATCTCTTTAAAATTAGCAACATCTAATTTTAAATAGCATGGTACAGCAAATGTTGGACCTTGTATGGTTATAGCACAACCGTAATCGCATTCTGGACAATTGCTATCGCTGTCAATGTGCCTACTAAAATAAAAATAGTAATAAGGGACATTAGTTATACCAGCTTGATTATTGTCTACAACTTCCATACCAGCATAGTAACCACCAGTATTGCCGCCAGCAGCGAAGTCCCACATTGTGTGTTTCAATGTTCCATATACAGATGGATTCAAAATATCCCAAGCCTGATATGTAACTTGAAGAACACCATCGCCATCGAGATCCAAACACATCTCAACAATAATTTGATCTGAGAAAGGATCTGGTGATACTGCTCTTAAATTAATGATTGGTAATATATCGTAATCTATAAGAGTACCATTATTATACAATCTGAAATTAACTGTATCATCACCATATAGTTCAGCGGTAGCTAGGTACCTATTCCCATTTGATTGATTATAATTTATGAAAGCACCAGCTTCAATATCAGTATTTTTAATAGCAAACTTGACTTTTAGCATCTGCCTTTGAGAACCAGTTGGTTCAGGCATAATACATTGTAATAGACCGCCATCTGATTTGCATACTAAATTGCGTTCATTATAGCCTGTGCTGTCTGAGGGATTCTCTACATTTTGAATCTCCCATACACCAGTTACTACATTGAATAAGCAGCCTGGATCTGTGCCTACTGGATAATTATTGAACCATGTTTCCAGAATTTTACAAGCTGTTGGGTTACTTACTTCTGAACAATTAACACAATCTGGGTTGGTTGTTGATTTGTGCTTATTCCATGTAGTATTATAAAACCTAACATTTGCCGCTACTGAACCAACACCATAACCAATTTTATACCCATCAGTAAATGGGACTGTATCAAAAGTATGTGAAACATTTACAGTGCCAACTTTAGCTGTAAATGTTTTCTCCTCAGCGGAGAAACATACTTGATAAGTTGTCTGTTGATTAGGTAACGGCCCAGCCGGTATTTGTATTGCCAGTTGAGTATCTACACCAGCGACTTTTTGTCTTAGAGAAATATAACCACATTGCGTACTTGAATCATTGAATTCAACTACTGCATAAAACATATTATCTTCATCTTTATAACTTATAATAATAAATGCTATATCACCAGGTCCACCAAGTATTGACCCCGTTAATATATTCTCAGCTTCTGAATCTGGATGGTCATTTGTACTTACAATATGGGAACTAACATTATTTGATTTCAAATAGAAATTTGTTACCCATGTTCCACTTATAACTGTCCAATCACCGCTTGGTATTGTTGGAGGGAAAGTGTCGTTAAAAATAGTACAACCGCAGCAGCAGTTACCACCTAGCATATTAGCACTCCCGTCCAATAATAATCCATCTTTCAAATTCAGTGAACCATCTTACGAGAACCTCTTTACCAGAAGTTACGTTTTGATTATTATGCATCCACGTTAGCCAAGCTTCAACAATAGCGTCTGGCACAGCACCAACACTATCGTAAATTTGAACTAGTCCAGAAGCATCTTTAATAATGTTGCCAGAAGCTACACCTAACCTAATTAAGCCCGTGCTACCAACAGTACAAGCTGTCTGTGTACTGTAGTTATAGGTGTATGGCACAACCTCATCAATCAAACCATAATTAAGATAAAAACTGTCATATACAGTTACGTCCTCATCTGTTTCAGCCCAGCCAGCATCACCAAGTGATATCATTATTTTACCAAGTGCATGACCGCCAGGTACTAATACTTCTTTTAATCTAACATGTTCGACAGTTGGCTCAACTGAGAATTTCTGACCAACAATCTGGAAATCACCTTGGCGTTGTCCTGCTATAACAGTTACACTTTGTGCTTCGATGAAAGCATAACCAGGAACATCATATAAATCTATTCCAGTAACTTCTTTACCATTTTGTAATAATACACTATATTGATTGCTACCCAGGTATTCTAATATCGTTCCAGCCCAGACATGTCTAGTAGATGGTAATTGCTCATTTATATCTACTCTCTCGTCGAAGCCGTAAGATGATGCAGCAAGGCGATCTGGTGTACCAACTCGCCTTGAGCTGCCTTCATTAAAATTCGTAGTCGGTGATGCTGGTTTCACATCGCCAATATCACTAGGATTCGGGTCACCGTAATCTCTTGCCATTTAATCACCTTTTATTACTGACCCTGAATAATTGTTACGATGCCTTTACCGATCCCGTTACCACCAGCATTACCTTGTATGATTTCAATATCAGTTGGGAAACCTGCATCTTCATCTGCTTCAGATGGCCAAGCAAAAATGTATTTAGACATTTCACCCATTTTAATCGGTAGCCAACAATCTAAAGTTATTGATCTACCATCTGGGGAATATGTTATATTCTCTACAACAGCTTTAATATCGGTATTTGCCAAGTGTGTAGATGCTAAATCAAATGTTACTGTGTCATAAAGTTCTAATCTAATCTGCGGTAAGAAAGTACTTAACGACACTCGCTTCCACAAATTAGCCCATCTAATTAACCAAAATGTTGCAGACTTCTTTACTAACGATTCAATATTATAGATAAAAATTGTAGTCTCTTTTTCTCTGAGACCGTATAAAGCAACATTATGTCGTAGAGTTAAATACTTTTTGGTATCTGGTAAATAGTTCGGTGCCCAACTAACTAATAGCTTGGTAACTAATTCGCTAGCATCACCGAAACTAACTTGCAAAGATTGTTCACCGTCGATATCAGCTTCAGTTAATGTAAGATTACTTGTCGGTTCTTTTGCTAAATACTTCAAATAGTAAATGTCATTGTTGACATATGCTACACATCTAGCTTGCATAGCTATTTCATTAATAATACTGTAGACATCTGGTCTGTCGAATAATGCAAAACTAGATGGGTAGTTATCAATTAGACTTTTAACAGTATTAAATGAAGTTGAATCAATAGTCTTATTTGTATATGTATTAATGAAATATTCTATAATATCAACTGTGTTTGGTCCTACAGATGAATCCATTGTAACGTAGATTTCATCGTCCCATTTCTCACCTTGTATATGTGTCAATGGTACTTTTAATCTAATTGACGTTACTGTTAATTTTAAATTACCATCTATATCGTAAAGAGGCTCTGCCTCATTTTTAGTATAATATGTACTCGGTACAATACTTAATAATTTTTTACCGTCTTCATCTTTATAAGCATAGATAGCTTTTATAGTTGATGGTAATATATTAGCCACATAGATTTCATAATCATTCTCTGCATAACGTATTTCATCGCCTACATTAGCAGCCCATTTAATTTCACTTGGGAACTCTTCTAAAAATATATTACCATCAAACCAACTCGGTAATGGCACTGGCGATACTTCAAGAATCTCAATAATATCTTCACCGATTACAGTGAAAATATCTCTTGGTCTAGGGACAACAATTATCGGGTCCCAACCATTTTCTAAAGGCAACAATTTTTCTAATTGCCTTAAGTGTTTCGTTTCATCATCATTTGGTAGTGCAGGGTAAAGTGCCTGCAAAGTCTGTGGCTTCAGTTCTACCCAAGGTTCTATTTGCGGTGCTAAATCATTCCAACCTTGCGGTAAATCATCCCAGCCACTGAAATTAATACTTGGCAGGCTCGTTACAGACTTTACTACATTTGCACCATACTGTCCTTGGAAATTGTATGTTCCAAAAGGTACTAACTCAAATCTGCATTTAGTATTATTTTGTTCAACAATTTTTAAAATATGATTTCTACCGTCATAACGGCTTCTTGCCAAAATATACATATTAGTTAAATTGTATGACGCATCTTCTACCCAGAAAAGATCCGCACCTTTCATTTCATTTATATTGCCACAATCGTCAGCAACACTTCCTCTATTGGCTATTCCAATATTATTGTAGCGAGGTAAAGCAATTGGGTGTAATGTCAATTGTCCACTAGAGAATATACCTCTCCATTTTAAATTATTAATCAATAATTCAATTGGCTCATTTTGTGTGAACTGTTCACTATCTTCTACTTTAACTTGTAAAGTAGCACAATCTGATTGTCTACAAATCTCCATCATCGCAGCGACATAGGTTTGATAGATGGCCATCAAACCATTTACTGCACCAACTATATTAGCAGATGCAGCACGCTTTAAATCAATCTCATATGCCGCTAATTCAATCTGCCTTTCAATCAGTTCCTTCTGCCCTTGGATAGCTTTTAAATCGGCTTTCCAACCTTTTATCTCATCTCTTAATTCGCCGATCTCCTCAATCCTGTGTTTCTCAGCATCACTTTTATCGCGACGCTTGCGCCTTAATTTATTGGCCTCAGCTATATCTTCCTTATTACCTTTTACAAGAGTTTCATACTGATTCTCCATTTTTATAATTAATATATATTGTTGGTATAGTATAGAAGGTATAGCTCCAATATTACTAGCACCCTGTGAAACTAGTTTCCAGAATGATAGTATCATTTGTTGATCATACCATGCTTTCTCTAACGCACTTAACTGCGCGTAAAGCATTTGGTCAATCACACAAAACGGTTCACTTAACTTTGCTATTGGGAACTGTACAATTTTGGTGGCTGGTACGTGTACAACATTACCAAAAGCTAACGGCCAATTTGGTGAATTATCATCTGGCTCAGTGTCGATTATATCGGTTTCTTCTAGAGACACACCAATTTCTGTGTCCTCAACTTCCGATATAATTTTTAAATCAATACTACGTTCACTTTCAGACCAATTAATTGGTGCATCAATTATACCTTTGAATAATACGAATTTATCGGTTGTTGTCAATCCTCTAAAGAATTGGTATATAATACATTTTTTATTATAGACATTTGCTGTATTTAAAATAGTTTTGATATCGCCAGATGTGTCATCAAGACTTATACTAACATCACTTGCTTGACCGGTTTTACTAGATGGTGTTACGCTTATATCTGAGACTTTTAATATTGCTACATATGAATCTATACCACTTACAGTTCTATCTGTATAGATATAATAATTACCAGTACCATACCAATCAATAGCTAATATTATTAAAGGCTCCGTTGCCAGTTTCTGTGTAACTTTGGCTAGAGCATTAGCTGTCAATGTTTTCATAGTATATCACCTTCAAATTCAAGACTTATTGTAACAGCTTCTTCACTACCTAGTAGATCACTCGGATTATACCAGGATTTCTTAAAGTTGCGTTTATCTAATTCAGAAATGAAAATAGCTAAGTATCTTATATCCTTATGATTCACTAATTCAATTTTATTACCGGCATTTAATTTATAGAAATCTTCTAGCTCAAGACTTTTCTGTCTAGTCATTTGTATATTGAAAAGAAGCCTTACACTAGTAGTCGTTTTTAAATATGAATAAACGGTACCATCAACTGCACGTTTTACATCTAATTCTCTGATAGGCGTATAGCTATCACCCAAATCTGGGTTAGGGAGTATAAGTGTTCTAGTGAAATTAGGGTATGGTCCTTTCAGTATAATCATGTTAACAAATCTCCTTGAAACTCAAACTGAATTACATACCCACAATTTTTATGTTGCTCAGTAATCTCGGCTGGTATCAAAATACCAGTCCATGTTCTACTCTCATAATCTAATAATTTTATTATATTACCATAAGATTGACTAACAAGTGATAAATAGTTTGCTCTCTGTGTTGATGTACAAGCCTGGCAGATATAATATAATACAGTATAATCAGGCCAAAGTGTATCTCTAAAAACCTTGCTCGCTAATCCACTTGTACGTCTTACAATTCTTTTTACTTCTGTCTTTTCAGAATTCTCGAAAAGAGGGGACGGCAATGTCACTGTAATAGTTGGCGAGGTAACAGGATAGCTTAACTCAATTGTCGATCTTCTAACTAGCGTATAAGCCATTTCCTTACCTCATTAATTGATTTAAAAATCGGTTTACCTAATTCAAAAGCTAATGCTTCTTCCTTATCAGAACCAGTTGAGTAACCAGATATTCTATAGAATAAATCACATTGGCTAACCCATTTGAAACAGAGTTCAAGCCAATCATTGTATGATCTTTTCTTTATTAAATCATAGTAATAGAAAAGGTGCGGGCAAAAGGGTGCCGCACCGATGTCAATTAGTTGACTACTGATTTCCAAAGCACGAAGCAAATTATCTTCTGGATTAGGGTGCGTAAACGGTCCAGCAACGTAGATCGTTACTTTGTAGACCGTTTCGGTAACTTTACTTTCGTTGCTTTGTTCCATCGGTTGTTATAGAAACCTCGCACTTGATAAGTAAAGAATTCAACTTGGCAAGCTGTAATCGAACCTGACTTAGGATCTTGTGTTAATTTACAGATGCCACCACCTACGTCAACATGTATACCTTTCTTGCGTAAGAAAGGTGTTTGATCTTGTGTGCAACCAACTTGTATACAGTGTACGTTTCGGAAGTGATTGTACGACAGTTTGTGGTAGTGCCCGATCATAAGTACAGCCGGTTTATCACCACCAGAAAATGACTCTACAATCTTTTGTGGTTTGTAGCTATTGCCACTCCAAAAACATTTGCCATTCATTCTAACATAAATTAGTTCGTTAGGTACTGAGCAACAATATACTGTTCCATTGTAATATTCTCGCTTTGGCTCATTATTAATAGTTGGATTAACTTTTTCAGTTTTTATTGAAATATAAAAACAACTTTTGTTAATTCCACAACTACAACTAAATCCACATTTTTGCGCAACTTCGCAAATATCATCTGCTAATTTCTTACTGACTGTGTAATACGTATAATGATTTTTATCAATACAGCCATCACCTTTCATCATAGTTGCTAATAGTAATTTTAAAATATTTTTAGGTTGCTCTTTTAACCAGATAGGTATTTGTTTTTCATAAGAAGTTCTACCACAATTTTTAATTAACCAGTCTCCTAGCTCAACTGAACATATTACTATATTGTTACCATTTTTTTCTATTTTTGGATCAAAACCACACTCCTGCAATACCTTTATAATTTCTTCAAAATTATCTGAATTAATTACTGGGCATTGTGTTATTACTATTTTTTGCTTATCTTTACTAACGCAGCCTTCTGTAATATACCATGCTAGTAATTTTGTTGCTTGCTGTATTTTTAATGAATTTATATGTCTAGCTTCTTTTCTTTTGGAAATGTATCTAGGTATTTTTATTATATCAGTTTGTATACCAAACCAATTTTTAGAACCCAGACACAATCTGGTTTCCTGTCGTCTATAATTATTTAAAATATTTTCTGAATCAAGCAAGTACCAACAATCTTTAAAAATACCACGCCCACTGGCTTGTAAGATTCTATGATTAGGCGTTACTGTAAAGTTAAAAGATTTTCCATAATAGTGATGAACATCACCTTCGTATTGTTCTTTAATAATATCTGTCGGTTGCTGCCATTCAAATGTATGATTATCTTTTGTCATAGTTGCAACATCATCAGAATATTGCAATTCTGAGAAAGGTACCCAACCACGGGTTTTAGTTAGTATTTCAGCCCCCTCAACAAAGCAAGTGGCATATGATGAGCCTCCACCAGGGTGCATAACAGACAACTGTGTTTTCTTTTTGCTGTTGATGTTTTTTAGGCCTACAAACGATTCAATGTAGCCAAGGTCCGCCCAATCTGATCTACCATTCTCAATCATAACACTTTCCATGTGTTTTCCAATATCAATACCTTCCCTTTGTGCGAACCAACCTTCATGGTCATCACCTGTAACAGCATAAGTAACAATACCAACATTTGGATAGAAATCAGCAAGAGCTTGACACTGAGCGTCTAATCCATATACATCAATATCATATTTGTTGAATCTAGCTTCACCCTCAATCCAGTTTCCAGCATGTAAAACTCTATCAACTTCAGCATCAGCGAACTTATCATATAGATCATTTAGAACGTCGTATCTGCAGTATTTCGATCCTATATGTGTATCACCTATGAAACCAAATAAGTAAGTATTATCTTTACGACTTAGATACTCAGTTTCTTTCGCTCCAACTCTAGGCTCTTTATGCAAAGCCCAGCAATCACCCATATGTTGGATTAAATAGCCTTGATTAATTAATTCACTAAAACAGTATTCGATATCATCAATATTACAATTGTATTTGTCAATAAAAAATTGTAATGGACGCTTCTGTTTATGAAGCTCTTTTAGAACGTCTTGTGGCGTTAGTTCGACTCTTTGCTGTTCGTTTTTTATCGCCTTCTTCACGTTCATTCTGTACCTTTCGGACTGAGTCTCGAATGCACTCTTTAACGTAGTAGGTACAACATGTTAATGCGGTATTTTCTAATAACCATTCTACCGCAGCTGTCAAACTACTACGCAACATTAACTCGCCACTGGCAAATGCTTCTACCCAAGAATCGTAAGCCTTTTTATCGTTGCCAACTAGATCCTTAGGAGTAACTTTTTGATTTGCTTTAGCTTTATTAATAGCATTTCTAACACCCATAATTACTTCCTAATAATTGAGACATCGTGAACCATACCAATTGGTATGAAATGCTTGACTCTGTATTCGAAAATGTCTTTCTCTGTTAAAGGCAAATGCACATCAGTAACTAATGTGTAACCAGTTTTATCCTCTCTGTAAAGGAAGCCTACTGTTACCATCATTTCTGCTTGTTGTTCGTCATCAGCAATATTTGTTACAACATCTGTGTCTGTACTCGCATCTAACCATCTAACAATAGCTACTGGTAAAGGATTCTTTTTTCTTGGAAACATACTAACTCCCTGCTAAAGCTACATTCTTAGCTACATATCTAGTTCCACTCGCTGTAACGTGTGATGGATCATAACCAATTATACCTTGTGTTGGTACTAATGTATTTGTAACTCTTTTCTTAAATGTTCCACCATCTCTTATACTTAATCCAATTGATATACTATGTCTACTTATTGCTGCATTTGATAGCGTAGATCCGCTAGTATTAATTACTTGAGTAGGTTCTAATATTGTTTCTACTGAATCACTTTTAGTACGTGGTAATAAAGTCTGTGAAGGAGCTAGTGTACTGGATACCGACCCAACCTTCGTACGTGGGCTTAAGGTTTGGGTCGGCTCCAGTGTACTAGTTATCTCTGGCAAGACACCTTTCAGTTCTTGCTCAGGCTCCAACAGCGTAGTCACATCAGGTATTACACCCTTTGGACCGTGAACTGATTCTAAAGTAGTTGTAACACTTCTGGCAGCGAATACTTGGTTGCCTACACTTGTTAGTGAGCACCCAACTGGCAATGTTACGGTCTCATTGTATGTAGGCATCGTTTACTCTCAGTAAGTAATCGTGTATCCAACCTTGAAACTATCACCATTCTGAACATTAATAGTTGCATCGAAAGCACCAGTTGCCATCAGCGTACCAGATGTACCAGAAGCTGCACTAGCAAGCATGATACCATAAATAGTTTTCGTAGTTAGAATTGGGAATGTAGCATCAGATGTTGAAGTCTTACTTCCACTTGCCGCCGCGCCTTCTACCCAAGCCTGTCTGTTACCAGTATAGTCTGTGCCTGGAATAAGCTCAGACCAACCAGTGTGACTTGCCAAAGTATCAGCAGCTAGCAAAGCGCTGAAACCATCATTATTAATAAGACCAATGTACCATGTCGTTACAGCAGTACCACCACTGAATACAACATCAAGTAAATGGTTCTTACCAACAGTAGTAATATCGTTGTGACCATTTATTTCAAGAATAATTTGGCCACCACGAATCAACTGACCGTAAAAATTTCCTTTGTGCCGTAAAGTATTACTTCGTCTGCGTTTACTGATAACGTCGGCACCAATTATCATATCTGAAAGTAAATTATCGAACATTGAGTTTTATTCTCCCTAGACGGATTTCTCGATTAATGCCTTGGGCAATCTCTTGAATAGTTTGTCCACTGGTGCTACCACCATTGACACTAACCTTAATGTCACCGACGTTAGTTACTGAACCACCTTGAGCAAAGTGCGGTATACGATTACTGTTGATAGCTTGTAAGAATGGCGCATAGGTTCTCGAAGCCTCAGCATTTACAATGAACTCTCTCGGGTCCATATATACTGCACGACGATCATTACCTCTGACACCACCAAGTGCTTGGTTAGTACCTGGTAAGCGGCCAGTAATTGCCTCGCCTTTTTGTCTTAAAAATTCTAATTGCTGTTTATAAGCCTCGATCATTTGACGTTGTACATTTAAATCTCGTTCATTGAGATTATTAAGATAGGTTTGAGATTTAACAAGTTCCATTCTCAAATCTGCAAGTTCTTGATTTTGTTGAACAGCTAATTGATAAGGATCATTTGCCTCAGACAAAGTCTTAAAGGCTTGCTGCATATTAAAAATAGCTTGATTAATTTCGTCGCTACCAAAACCTTGCTGCTGCATTTTTTCTACAATTAATTGCATTTGATTAAATGCGTCTTGGATTTCTTGTGCTGAATTAATACTACCTACTCTTAATTTTTCAATAAGATCATTCACTGGTTGCATAAATGCAGCAGCTTCTTCTCTTATTTTCTGATATTCGCCAGTATTTGAAGCATTCTCACCTAAGGCTTGCCATGCTGTTAAACCCTGGCCATATTGGTCTTTAATTCTTTGTGCCAATGTTGCCAAATCTGATGCTGCGCCTTTAACAGCATTCTTTTGCTTATCTTCAAGATCTTTAATCTTAGTTGAAGATGCTTCTATTTGTTGTTCAATAAAAGATATTTGTTGTTGTGATTGCTTAGCTAACTCTTGATTAGCTTCTAATCCAGATTGCTTAACTTGTGCATAATAATTTGTAATAAGATCACGCATTATAGTGAGTCGTCCTTCTGGATCGAACTCACCAAGAGCTAACATTTCTTTTACTTTATTATAATAGCCAACAAATTCAGCTTCACTCTGTTTTCCATAATCAAAACTACCTATTTCTTTTAAAGCATTTTCAAGCTCACGTAAGGCATATTCCTTCTTAGCTTTCTTAGCTTCTTCCTTAGCTAAAGCATCCTCTGTGATCTTAATATAATTTTGTTGTGCAATAGCTTTCTGCTGTATTACTAATAGTTCTTGCTCTTGCATCTGAATCATACGATTCTGTGCAACTGATAAATCTGTTTCATATTTCTCAGTATATTGATCTAGAAGTTCATTGCGTTTAGCAAACATCTTCTCCGCTAATTCAATCTGCTTTTGTGCAGCTTCTTGCTGCTCTGGTGATGTAGCAGAACTAGATGCAGCTATACCAGCTTGGAAGAGTCTTTGTGCTTCTTGGTCTGCATAAGCAATTTGATTACTTAAAGTCTCTTTACCTACTTTATCAAGTTGCTTTAATTGTTGTTCATATGCTTTACTTTCTTGTTGTAAGGTTTGATATTCTTTGATAGCATCAGTAGCTATCTTATTACCTTTTTTACCATACAAGCCAGAATTAGCTTCGATAAACGTTTTGGTTAATTCTTCCATACGTTCTTTTATAGAATATAATCTATTATCAATAACTTTACCAGCATCATCGGCCCAGAAGCCAAGACGCTCAATAGTGTTTGAAAATAATGTTTCTGCTGATTCGAAAGTAGCATCTTGAATTAGATCATAAGCATCCTCAAGAGAATCCTTCATCTCATCAACAGATTTTTTGACCGCTTCTACAGATGCTGTTGCGGCGTCTTTCGTAGCATCAATTGCATATCCTGTAAAGCGTACAATATCTTTAAAGGCTTCTTGAGTTCTTTTGAGTTCTCTGTAAGATGCTTGTGCAAACAGAGCAATATTTTGTCGTATCTTTTGAGTACCAGCAGTCTGTGCATCGGTGAAACTATCAATAGATGTTTTTAATTCAGTATATGCTGTACTGTTTTCTCTTGCAAGATCGGCTTCTTGCTGGAAAAGTCTTATCGTTTCTTCTAAACGTATACCAGCAGTTAAGTATCTAACTCCTACAAATGCAACTGCTGCTGCCAATAAAGACAAACCGCCAGTTGCCCAAGTTGCTGCCGTACCAAAAGCAGTAGTAGCTGCCGTTGCACCCCATAAAGCAGTTGAAGCTGCTTTAACTGCTGATGCTATTGCAGTAAATGCCGCTACAGCCTGTGCTGTTTTAGTAAATACAAGCCAACCAGCTGTCAACCCAGCAATTGCTGCTGTCGCAACTGTTACAGCATTTGCAAGACCACCAAAAGAATCAGCAATCTTAAGTAGCATTTTATTAAATTGTGAACCAATATCAATTGTGAACATATTTCTAAGAGCTTGCGTTTGTCTTTCCAAACGTGCTCCCATCGTATTATACATTTCTTCATAAGCTGCTTTAGCCTCCGAAGCACTTTGTGCCATTCTAGAAATAGCTACATTTAATTTATCTTGTGATAAAGCAACTGAGCCTGTGGTAGCTCTAATACGCTGAAACAGTTCGCCCATTTCAGCCATCTCATCGCCAGAGTCCTTAGCAACATCGCCAAGGATCTCAACCATACCAGCTAGGCCAAAGGTTTTATAAGCTACTTCACCAGAACTAACACCTAATTCATCAAATACTTCCTTCATACGATCAGACGGCCTAATCATCTTTTGGAAGATATTTGTTAAATAGGTTTCAGCAGTTGCGTGCTTAACACCCTGAATACTTAACGCAGCTAAGGCTGCTTGTTGCTCTTTAAACGATACGCCTAAAGCATTTGATAAAATACTGACACGACCTAATGTGTTAGCCATTTCGCTAAGATGGACACGACCAATATCAACTGTAGCAAATAGCGTCTTAGAGATATCAGCAGTATCTGCTACTGACATTCCAAAAGCATTTATAACTGATGTCGTTGCATTAATAGCTTCATCGAAAGTAGCCACAGTAGTCTTGGCCAGTTTCATATTCTCTTGGAAAAATGAAACGTCATTAGCCGAACTAACTACTTGGTTTGATATAGCTTCATAAATACCACGAGCAGTTGTACCAAGATCCTCACCAAAAGCAGCTGACAAACGACGAATAGCTTCTGACCATTGTTCTGTGCTTGTAGTTGTCTTATCACTAATAGTTCGAATTTCACCAATTCGAATAGAGAACTCAGCAGCATCCTTGGCACCTTGCTTAACTGCACCAGCAAATCCCATGAACACTCTATGCAATAGAATGAACTGACCTACACGTGCAGCATTATCAAGATTAAGGAAGAACTTACTGTCATTAATTGCTTTTTGTTGTTTCTTAGCATTGGCTGTTGCTATCGCTGCTCTAGTATTTCTTATTTCGGCTTCGGCTTCTTGATGTAATAATGTAACGATCTGCCTTAGCTGTTGGATACGTTGCTTATCGTATGGTTGAGCAAACCTTGATTTCTCTAAAGCTGCTAACTGTCGTTCATAAGTAGCTAATTGTTTCTTGGCTGCAAGCTCTTGAACTAAGTAATTCTTTTGATTATCGAGTCCAGTTGGTAATCCTTTAGGTCTTGCTGCTAAAGCTTGTTGACTACTATCAATGCCTGCATACTGGTCACGCAACTTTTGAATATTTGCTTTCGTTGATATTGCTCTTTGTTCTTCAGCAGCTTCCTTTTTAATTAATTCTATCAAATCCTTTATATTATTTTTCTCATACTCAATACTTTTTATTCGTTGCTCTCTTGCAACTTTACCAGCTTTCGTTGTTATATCTAATTGTTCTAATGCTTTCTTTTCATCATTAAGTGCTTTAATATAATTTCTTTGTAACTGCAATTGGAGATTAGCTTGATTCGGCTTATAAGCAGCGCCTTGTGCTATAGGTACATTAGCTACTGCTAATTTTTCTTGATTGGCTCTTGCTTGTAATGCTGCTTGTTTTGTAGCTTTAGCATAATCTGATGCAGCCTTCTTTGCTTGCTGGCCAGTTAAAGCTAACTCCTCTTTAAGCAGCCTCATTCGCTCTTGCGTCAATCTGATCTGTTCTTGGAAATCGCGAATCCTATCACGACGAGCCTTCTTTCCTTCTGGCGTATCAAGATCAAGCTCACGCAGCTTTGTCATCCGTTCCCGTAACTTATCCATTCTTCTGGCTAAGTCGGTATATTCTTGCGCTGCTGAGGATTTTTGTCCAACGCCTTGTGCCATAGGTATACTACCTACAGCTAACGTTTCTTGACTGGCTTTAGCTTGTCTTGCTTGTTTTCTAGCTGCCTTCTCAGCTGCATCAGCCCCTCTAAGAAATTGCTGACCAGTTAGCTGGAGTTCTTCTTTTATTAATCTTATTTTTTCTTGTTGAAGTCTTATCTGTTCCTGGAAAGCTTTGATCTTGGTTTGACGATCTTGCTTACCTTGTGGAGTATCAACTTCAAGATCACGTAATTGCGTAAGTCTATTTTTAAGTTCTGTTAATCTTTTTGTCTGATTCTCGTAATCCTTTACCGTAGAACCAGTGGCAGCTTTATTAGCCACCATTTTAATTTTACTAATAGCTTCAAGTTCTTTTCTATATTTCGGTAATATGTCACTTACATCTTTAATAGCAGTTGCAACGGCTTCTATGCCATCTTCTGTTTTCTCCATTGCAACGGCAAAATTTTTACCCTCTTTTGATATACCTTTTAAAGTCTGCGAAACAACTTCGCCATCTTTATTGAATTTCTTATATGCTTTTGTTACATCTTCGAGGGAAGCATTGTGCTTAGCTAGAGCCTTGTTAATTAGATCAATAGCATCTAGCCCGGTGACATCAAAATTGAATGTCGAGTTAAGATCATCAGACATTATGTTATGGTCCTAGTGTAAGGGACTAGATGCTTATCCTTAAGGAGCCTAATCTGTTTCAATGCAGTTGGTAAGTAGGCTTGTGCAGCTGTATTAGCTTCTTCAATTATATTCCACGGTGTATCGTGTGCCAGATTAAATTCTTCTTTTGCTGTTAGACTAGTTTCATTAACTATAAAATGCTTTACATCAGTCCACCAATCAAAAATTAATTTGAATGGCCCATATTGATTCCTCATCACAACAATAAAATTATCTTTTTTACTTTGTGCTACGCCTTGTGTTCTAGATTTAACACCTGGTATAACTTTTTCATATTGTACACCATCAATGCTGAAAGCAACTCTCTTACCTTCATCTTTCAAGAACTCATGAAGTCTAGTAAAGGATGCTTTTGCCATACCTGTCACAACCGGGAAACCATCATCTGGATTCATAGTTGGTTGTGTAGCTTTGCGAAACCATACAACAGCGGTCTTAACCATAGCATCATATAGATCGGCTTCGGCATCTGCTCTAGCCTCTTTTGGTTTGAACTTTAACCCTTTTAGACTACAAGATGCGTGCATCATGTTATTCGCCGCCTCTCACCATGAGTTCTTCAACTTCTTCCATTTGCCTAATTTGGTCATAAGCCACAAGCAGCAAACGAGACCACCAGTTATTGTCATCAAATCGTGGTTCAATACCAGGTGGTAAAATGCGAAATCGCTCGCACGCTCGCCAATCAGCGTAGACGTGCGAGCGACCTTTAGGCAAGAAAATTTTTCTTACGTTTGCTGCGTGAGTGCTAAAAACTCTTCCTTTGCCTCATCGAAACGAGACTCATCAAGAGAATTAGCCTTCATCACAGTACCGATAATAGCGTTGATTTCGCCAGTTGTAAAAATGGTTTCGAGTTCTGTTTTATAATTTTCCCAAGTCTCTGGATCACTTAAGCTAACAGTTTCCCATTGCAATCCTTCAGTTGCATTTAACGACTCAAGAATCAACCAAGAGGATCGCTTGTTAGCCCACTCGTCCCGTTTCTTAAGAAACTCAGGATCGTCATAAGCAGTTTCTTCTCTACCATTTGGATACTTACGAACTGGCGGCTTCGGCTCAGGACATACTAGATTGAATTGAGTGTAATCTAATACAGCTTGAGCTTTAAAAACCACATTTTGTCCCTCCCGAGGGATGACAATAATTTCGTCTTTCGGCCTAGAAATTGGTTGTCCACCGATTTTCATAACTCACCTTTAAATTAAGTAATATTAACACGGGTCGAGGTCGGACGGATCTCGTTGCAGCTACCAGATGCAGAGATTGTACCAGCCTTAATATCGAAGTCTAACTTCTCGTAACGGAACTCACTAAACGTGAGCGTTTCGTCCTTCGTTGTACCGCAGGTGATATTGTATTCCACAACAATATCAACTGCATAAGGTTCACAAGCATCTGCTCCAGTTGTCGTCCAGCCAGCAGTTACTGCTGAACCTACACCTTGAATAGCTTCCGCTGGAGTTACTGGTTCACTAGCAGCAGAATCAGATGTGTAGAACTCATACACAAGATCGAAGTTAACAGAGCATGGTACTTGATCGCCTTCACGAACCAGATCCAAGTTACCACGATCTAAAATATACTCAATCGTTCGAGAGATTGAATAGGTGAGATTACCTTCACCAACGGTGACGGTAATCGACTTAGGAGTCGAGCTTCCGTCCTTAATTTTCAACAAACACTTTTTAAGATCAATAGCAGCCATTAGCTACTAGCCTCCAAAACAGTAATTACATCGAACGTTAGTGCTTCTTGGTAGATTGCAGTTTGCTCAGTCGGTTCAAATAAGTAATATGCATCAATCGCAACATGATATATTGTATCATTCTTATAACCGAAATCTCTTAAGTTAAGATCTGATTTCAGAGTTAAGCAACCAATTTGAGATTGGTCATCATTAACATTATTACCGTACTTAAAAACAGCTATACTAGTTGTAAATGGTGATAAGCCAGTACCTTTCATTCTATCGAGTTTGTATATATCATTTTCATTACTTGAAGAAACAATTAATAAATTAACCATTATACCTAAACGGTATTCATTGCGTGTTTTTATACTGACATCAGGACCATCAAACCGTAACTCGTATCTATCATTTGGTTGTGTACCTAAGCGTCTTTCACCATCTACTAAAAGATTTCTGTCTCCGAAATAAGGCAGGAAGTGTTTTATAATTGAAGCCTTAATCCAGCGAGGCCAATCTACATTCATAGTTCAGCCCCTTCTATTGCTTCGGCAGTTACTAAGTAACCGACACCACCTTCAAGTTCTTCAACAGTTTGTATATTAAATCTTTTGTTATCAATCAAAATATAATTATTTTTTATATCTGGTACAATACCTCTTGGTAGATTCGCTGCATCGAAAATGAATTCCGTTACAGTATGGTCAGTGCCGCCGCCACGATTGAAAATACCTAATGCTGCTCTTAACGTACCGAGATTACTAGTCTTTCTCGGCAATTTAATCAGTTTTGAGATATTATAAGAATTACTGGTTTGCGTCTGTTCACCAGTACCATAGTCTGTTGATATATTTGTTATTTGTATTAATGTGGCTTGTCTTCCGAAAGCCTGCCGCAATCTATATAAAGTCTTTTTCATAAAATTTAAATTGTTTCTCATATTAAAAACTGGCGGGTAGTTGCATCAAAGCAACTACCCAGCCAGCCTCCCAAAATTGGTTAACCGAGCAACAAGCAACCGAGGTTACTATCGAGAACCTTTACACCCATTAACATGTCAAGCGTAACCAAGTGACCCTGCTTGGTACCATTGTACGTGATCGTAGCACGCATCGAGGCACCATTGTAGGTCACATTACTGGACAGAGCACCAACGCCCACACGCGGTGCGGCCAACGGACGGATAACCAGCGCCAACGCATTGCGGTGGAACGCAAAGTTATAATCACCAGCCGGACCAACGTTCAAAGCATCATCATTAGCGATAGCAGCTTCGAGCGGCCGATCCAAGAGCATCGTTGTCGAAGTAACATCAACGATCGTGTAAACGGCATTACTCGAAGAAGTACCGAAGGACACCATCTGGCCAACACACGGAGTGTTGGTGAAACCATCGTAAGTGATATAACCATCGTAACCAGCATCGTAACCAGCAGACAGATTAACTGCACCTGGATCGATAACTGTCACAACAGCATCATTGGCAACAGCATGGGTCAAGCCAGGGGCCTTAACCGTAATGCTGGTCGGCGTAGCACCACCAACAGTGCTAACGACACGCAAAGGAGTACCATCGCCAGCGACAGTGATAAAGCTATTAGCACCAATCGCTGCCGAGAAGCCATCCACGGTCATCGTAACTGTACCAGGCTGATAGCCAGCCGCCAGGTTGATCGCACCAGTTACGGTGTCAACATTACCAGCGGGCACGCTACCCATGTTCTGGCACATAAAGTGATTGAACTGCAACTTACGACCGAGGCTAGCCTCACGAAGTGCAGTACCGTCATCACCAACCTTCTCAGCGGACAAGAACATTTCCGTACCGAGAACATTGGCTTCCGCAGTCGGCGTCCAAATCAGGTTACGACCAGATTCAAACACCTTCTTAATATTCATCACTTTACGGGCTTCAAGAATATAAGCCTGAGCAGTCGAGCTGCTCAAGCCACCAAGCTTACCAGCACAGTTCGCCAAGAACTGCGAATACTGGCCGAGAAGCACACGATCAACGAAGCGAGCCTGAGCCAGCATAGCAGGCTGCAAGTACTCAACAACCAAGTCCTTAAAGGACTTGCTTTCTTCGCCGTCACGCAGCAAGAAAGAAACGTGCACCATTTGATTCAAAACCACCGGCACGTTAGTAGCCGACGCGTCTTGAACCGTAACGTCGTCGTTCACGCCCTTACGCTTGGCAGTGAACTCGGCGGGCTTACGGGTATTAACCGTATCGCCAAACGCCGCAATTTTTTCCTCGAAATCCCGGTGAACAAGGTTACCAATAACCATGTTTTCTTCGAGAATAGCCAAAGACTCTTGCGCCCACAGTTCGGGAACGAAAGCATCAAGGCTGTTAGAATAAAGCAAAACGAACTTCTTTCCGGTACCCATCAGAAAACCTCACAAGTTATTTCAGATTCTTATTTCGCCACTTACGGTAAGCCGCAGCGTCTTTCAATGGTGGTGCGTCAGAATCGCTGCGTCCCGCTCCTGCACCTAAGCCTAATCCACCATTGATTGTTGCCTTGAATAAATTAAAATTCTCAGGCCGTTCCTTCATACGTTTTACTGCCTCTGAAATTGTGAGGTCCAGAGTTACCTCAGCACCTGTTTTCGAGTCCTTATCAAGGAGTTTTACTCGCGGTGTAAAAATGTCTTTAGGGGCACCGCTTTCATCCATCTCTTGAACAACTCGTGGTGACATCTGAGCTTGCACTAAACCGATAATTTGGCTAGTGTCATAAGCCTCATGTTCTTCTGAGGCTTTATGTATAGCGTTAATAATCAAAGCGCGTTCGAACCGGGCTTTCCACGTATCTCGTTCTGTAGTAACGTTTGTGAGTTTTGAATCATAATCCTTTTGTAACTTTTCTCGATCTTTCTTTGCAAGTTGCTCTTTTGTTAAAAGCTGATCATTGAGTTCTTCAATACGTTTTGAGAGAGCTGCTTGTTCTTGTTCTGTAAGATTTTTCGATTGCTTAATTGTTTCGAGTTCGGCGATAATCTTTTTAGCTTTTTCTTCGTTCTTACGACGATCGTTAGCTAAGATCTTGTTCAACTCGTCTTGAGTGAACGTTTTCTTATTAGGATCACCACCTTCCGGGTTTGAGTTTGGGTCTTGATTTTTATCATCAGCATTAGAATCGTCGTTCTGACTGTCATCATCACCCTCATACAAGAGGTAGAATTTCTTAAAAGCAAATGCTTTATACATACTTTAAGACTCCCGACTAATTGTCAAAATCCTAGGATCACGTAAATAGGGCTTAAGTAGCTGCCAAGCTCTTGCACTAACTATACCGGCAGCTATCCATTCAGGGAAAACACCGCGTTGATACGTTTCGCGTACACCACCATATTGTTCTGACTCAGATCGTAACATTTCCATTTCATAATCTGGATCACTACCGTCTAATAGTTTCCAAGCCAATTCATAGGCTGCGAACTTTACGTTAGTTGGTACTAATGTATCGTCGTCGCGAGGAAATTCTAAATACTGATCTGAGTCTGCTTTTTCACCTTTGAAATTTAGATTATCAATTAAGCGTGTTGCTTCTGTTAAAGCTGCTATTCTATCTGAGTTTGTTGCATCTAACCAAGCTGTTGAATTTAATCTTGTTGAGAAGTAACTTGATGCATCCAAAATAGTTCCATAGATGGTGCCACCGACATCACCTATTTCACTAGTCTGTGTTACATCAAAGTAATAAATCTCACTTGAGTACTTCGAAGTCCCCCAAGTCCACTCTAAAAGGACTTCATGACGTTCTATGGTTCCGGGAGACGAACTTTCATTTACTATAATATTATCTTCTGGTTGTATATTCCAAGTTACATTACCCTGTGTGTCTAATGTTATATCATTTGCATTTAAAGCGTTTTGCTTGAAACGCCCATTAATAACTTCTCTAGTATTTAAGTCTGTTATAGTAATTGTAAATGTTGATATGTCTGCGGAACCCATAGGACTTCCAAGGTTATCTAACAAGACACCTGTGAAAGTCCCTGATTGTTCCTCATTGAAACTATATGAAGTTGGCATTAACCACTCGCGGAGGTCAAGGTTATCGTAACATTGAGAACATCGTCAATAGCAACTGTACGAGTTGCAGTGAAAGCACCCTCACCGTAAAGCGTTCCACTAGTACCACTGGTTACTGTCGCAACGAAAGCGCCTTTAAGAGTACCACCAGTAGTAATCGTGAAACTAGCTTTGCTGGCACTATTGTCTACACTGCCAGCACTAACAGTCCCAAGCGTAAGAGCTTTACGCGTACCACTATAGGTTGTGAATTCAGTCCAACCAGAGTGGCTAGCGAGAGTATCACCAGCAGCGAAAGCTGTCCAGCCAGCATTATCAACTAGACCAACGTACCATGCTGCTGTGTAAGACGAACCTTTGAAATACTTATCAAGAATATCATTTAACCCAACGGTTACAATAATATTCTTAATGGTCTCTTCCCACAACAATTTACCTTTTCGAAAGCATTCGAAACGGTAATAATTAGTAAGCACAAGATTACTTTGCATCTTTTCCTCACAGTTTTACAAGGATCTCGTTAGAAATCTGACTCTTAACTATACTGGCTCCAGTTAAAGTAATTTGATCTGGGTCGCCACCAAAAGTGCTTAGTATATTGAATGTTGTACTGAAAGTTATAGCCGCTGCTAACGCACCATTACTTGCTTGTGTACTATTAAGTACAGTTGCTAATGCTAAGTTATCCTGTGCATTAAGCTGAGTTGAAATCGACGTAGTAAAAGTATTTGCTAAATTTAAAGTATTATAAAAATTGATTTGTACTGTTTGACCATTATTAATAATTGTAGCAAGTGTTAAATCAGCGTATACATTTCTTATAACAGCTTGAGAAGAATTTAAAGTGGTTCCTAAGGTAATACTATCAGTGATAGTGTTACCCATATTTGTATTATAAGTTAGACTTGTTGCTAATACTGTACTAGATCCAAAGATACCAGTATTTGATTCTGTTATATTAGTTATAAGATTTAATGGTAACTGGTTATAGGCTGTTAGTTGTGTACTATTCGTTATATTAAATGTGTTAGCTAATATTAAAGTATTTGCTGCTGTTAACTGATTAGCTAGAGCTTGATTTAGAGTATTTGTAAAAGTTAATGGTTCGTTGAATATACTACCAGTACTTACGGCTAATCCAAAACTACCAGCTATTGCTAGAGTATTAGCGGCTGTTAATTGATTACTTAAAGCAATATTAGCCGTAACTGGTAGAGTTAAAACACTATAAATAGTATTGTAATTTGCTTGAGACTGATTAGTTATAACTGGTAAGGTTAGCGTTTCAGTGAACATAGCACCAGTAGATGTAGTATAAGTTAAAGTATTAGCTAAAGCCAAGCTATTATAAGCAGTTAATTGGTTGGCTTGAGTGCTGTTAAAAGTATTAGCTAGGGTTAAGTTATTATAGGCAGTTAACTGATTAGCTTGCGAATTATTAGTTATAACTGGTAAGGTTAGCGTTTCAGTGAACGTCGCACCAGTAGATGTAGCATAAGTTAAAGTATTAGCTAAAGCCAAGCTATTATAAGCAGTTAATTGAGCAGATGTAGCATAAGTTAAAGTATTAGCTAAAGCCAAGCTATTATAAGCAGTTAATTGACCAGCTTGTGAATTATTAGTTATAACTGGTAAGGTTAGCGTTTCAGTATACGTTGCACCAGTAGATACTACAAATGTCAATGTACTAGCTAAAGTTAGAGCATTATAACCAGTAAGTTGAGTTGGTTGTAACTGAT